GTTCTCTGCAACTTGCCAAGGTCTTTGACAACAGCATTCATGCCTTTTCGGAAACGAGACGGGTCTGCAATAATTTCTAGTTTTAGAACACTCATTCTCGAACCTTGTCTCTCAATGCCTCGTTGATTGCTGAATACTCTCTAAGAGTCATACCTCTAGCATCACTGAGTGATACGTTGGCATGCACAACCATGAATGCAATTCTTTCCGCCGACTTATCGGCAATTATTCTTTTGGGTCAGACTCACCTAAGAATGCATCCTGAGCATCCTTTAGAGGAATCTTGCCAGCCATCTCCAAAGTAAAGTTTGGATCTTGTCTTTTCTTGATGACAAAGATAATCGCTTTTAGAGCCTTGCCCTTAGGTGCACCAGTGTCCATAAGTTGGTCAATAGATGTTCCAGCGATTAGCTCAATCTGCTCAACCTCGTCAAGCGTTAGGCTTTCGAAATCGAACTTGGTTACTTCATTGGTGGTCATGTTATACCTGTCTGTTAGTTGTATCAAATAGGTCACGGTTAAGATTCACGTTACCTGCAAAAGGTTTCTTGCTGTATTTATTGTATATAGCAATAAGGTCTTGCATGTATAGTGGACCGATTCTTGAACGAACTTTTCCAGCTGCTTTAGTCATGTATTGCTGTTTAGCAATTTTCTTGTAAATGAAGTTCTTGCGGTCATACCACCAACCCCATTCCTGGACGTTAGCGTAAGGGATAGCAGGGTCTTGACCAGCACGGACAATAACACCCTTGACAGAGTTGATCGCTTTCATGGAACCTTGCAATGCACCGCTCCGAGTTGGAACTAACTCTTTAGCTTCTCTTACAACGATGCCACCGACCCTAAGGTTCAGAGCACGGAGTTCTTTATCCGCACCCATCCCCCTAAGGCCAGCAACGACTTCGTTCAAGCCCCGAATCTTTATTTGTGACTCGGTTGTAGCCATACTGTTTAAGCTGAGGTCTTTAGAGTTACGCCGTAGTAAACAGGTGGAGTTGCAGATGGAGTGTGAACAGCGTTCTTTACAGTCAATGTCACAGAGAACTTCACAATGTCACCAGCGTTCAGGCTCAGAGGAGGCAGTTCATCAAAGATTACTGTTCCTGTGTAGTGAGGCTGAGATGCTGACGCTGTAGCGTTACCCTGTGGAGCAATGGTGAATGCAACTTCGGTTCCGAAGTTAGCCCATAGGACTCTGTAAAGTGAAGCTGCGTCACCGCTAGTAATTCCATCGAGCTGGAGCTTCCACTCACCGTCCGGTCTGACATCGCAAAAAACTTGAACTCCCCCAGGAGCATCGTTTAGTGTCAGTTCGACTAGGTTGGCATCGCAGTTGTATTCGGTTGCACCGATTTTGAATGAGATGTTTGTTGCTTTGATTCTGGTTGATGAAGGCATCAGTTTTCCTTTGTTAGAGAGTTAAAGATAAATCAAGGTTTAGATCACTGGCAAGATACTCAGCGTTATTAGCTGCCAAACGGAATGGCGGATTCACTTGGTTGAGCACAACGTAACCTAATGGAGCGAGAGCCGTAACAGTCTGAGCAATCAAAGCATCAAGAGCCTCAGTTGCCTCCTCATTAGTTGCAGTCATAGCAACCATAGTGAGGGTCAAACTTAGTCGGTAATCTCTACCTACAGTTTCAGGAACCAGATACGGTGAGCCAGGAGACATGATCACAATAGGCGGAATAACACGCTCTGGAACGAAGTCCAAAACTTCAAGACCTGCATTCTGCAAGTCCAATGCTAATTCCGCTTTAGTTGCGGTTATCTCGTTGCTCACAGTCCCGGTCCTGTAAACGGTAGGAGCATCTCTCTAGCTGCGTTCATCGGGTCTTTCGCAATGCGAACAGTAGTCCCAAGGTCAGCAAACTGAGCGACACCATTTGGAGCGGAACGACGGTGGAACAGTTCAGATGCACATGAGAGCACTGCTGAATCCAGAACATCACCTGGCACACGGGATGAACCCACGAACTTGGCGACCATCTGATTAGCAGATGCTAAACATGAGTCCACGAATGTTGAGACCTCTTTAGTCCCGACATACGATCTAAACTGCTCCACCGTTACTGCCATGAGTTATTAGGCTCCAGTGTTCAACTTGACGATTGCACTCTCGAACGGAACAGCAAAAGCTGCATAACCGTAAACAGAGTAGAAGTCGCTAAGAGTTGTTACATCTGCAGTTGATAGACGAACAGGTGCACCAGCTGACTCGTAAGTAGTCAATGCTAGAGAGTTCGCTAGGTAAGCAGTCTTGGTCTCAAGAGCAGGGTCCACGATGATTGGCAAGCCGAACACTGAGCCACGAAGCCCAGGAATGTCCGCTCCACCAATGTTGTTAACTCCAGCACCATCCTGTAGAACTACTGGACGTCCAGTAGTGTCCACGATACCAACTAGACGCTTGTAAGCAGTTACACCAGCAACAATGAACTCAGGTGATAGACCTGTGTTTGTGTAGATGTAAGCAGCACCGTCAGCGATACCACCAGCAACTGCAGTTGCAGTTAGAGCTGAGATGTCATAGGTCTTACCAGTCCAAGTTAGAGCTGCAAGAACAGCAACGAACTCAGTGTTCATCTTCTTGGCATAAGCCAAAGACATTGCCTGGAAGGCCACGTCCAGATAGTTTACGGTGGATCTTTCCACCGCTTGCTTGGACAATTTTACGTAGCCTCCATAGGTCCCGACAGAAACTGAAACAGTGCTTAGAGCAATGTCACCAGTAGATAGTGCGGTGTTCTCAGTAGCCTGCTTGCCGACAGCAATGGTGTTGGTGTTGATCTTTGCGTATTCCACGCTTAGACCGGTTGCAGGTAGAGCACTAGTGCTGAATGCAGCAAGAGTTGGACGACCTGAGTTGATTAGGCTGTTTACGAAGCCTACGAATGCAGGACGTAGAGCAACGTCTGCTGATGTAGCTGCACGGAACAGTTCAACAGCATCGCTGTCGCCTGAGACTAGTGCCTTCGCGTATTCACCCTGAGAGCGGAATTTGCCCTCGGTTGAAACGCTGATTGCTGGAGTCTTTACCAATTCAAGTTCTCTGCGGATTTCAGCCACTTCGTCTTGAACAGCACGGACGTCCAATTCCATGTTTTCAGACATGTTGGTTTCCTTTGTTCGGATTGAATCCGCTACCACCTCGGCAACGGTTGATTCCTCGCGAACCTCAGCAACAGATGCACCTTGGAATGCGGGAAAACTAACTAGTGAGACCTCTTTGAGATCCACTAAAGTTCTGGTTACTAGAGAACCCTCTCTAGTCTGCTCAATCGGCATAAAGCCAACTGAGAACTTGTTGATGACACCATCCTTGAGGAGAGTGTAAGCCTCTTGCCCTCTAGGAGTGTCGCTAATCATGGCACGGATTTCGAACCCTGCCTCAGTGTCTCTACCCTCAAGAATCTTGCCAATAGGTTCTGAATGTTGCCAGAACAGTTTGACATCCTCAACTGAGCGGATTGCACCTGGAGCGAACTTCTCCTGGTAACTGCCAATGTCAGCGACCTGACCATAAGGCACAGCAATGCCAACTACTTCTCTAGTGTCAGCTTCAAGTCTTACCTCGAAACTTCTAGTTTCTAATTCGGTCATTGTAGACCCTCCTTAACTCTTACTTCATCAGTAGTCATGAACCCTGCTCGAATAGCAGTCTCATACATGTTGAAACGGTTAGCCATGTCCGCTTTGAACAGACCCTCAAAATTGAACTCAGCTCTAGTGCCTCTAGGCAGACACTCACTCAAAGCATCAGAGATTGCATCGGTGTAAGCCATGATGGTGTGACGGTAGAACACTTGGTTCTCGTCTTGTAGGTTGGTGTAAGTGTCGCTAGATCCATCCACGCCTGTGAGCAACAGTCTCGCTGGAACACCGAACAGTCTTGCAATAGCCTGAACCTGCTGAATCTGCACGTCAGTAAACATCGCATCTCTAGGGTTCAACTGCACAGTCTGCCATTCAAAGCCTTGACCTAGAACAGCAACTT